ACGTTGCAGTAGATCGGGAAGGCGGTGTTCGCAACGTGCGTCGTGAACAGCCAGCCGCCCGTAGTGCCGCCGGCGACTTGAGCCGCGCGCATCGCATCGCAGGCCGCCTGGCCGGACGCATTGATGCTGCTGTACGAGTAGCCCGTGCAGGGAGGCACGTTCTGGCCTCCCTGGCAGTACCGGAACATCTGGACCTTGGGGGTGCCCGTCCCCGACTGCGTTGCAGTCGCTGGCTGGCATTGCGAGCCGGCCGGACAGGTGTACGCGCGCGCGATCTTCGGCGCCAGGCTGAACGCCAGCCCGAACACCAGGACGGCCGATGCGATCAGTCGTTCAATGCGATCCACAGCGCGCCCACGAATGCAACCAGCAACCAGAACCACACAGCGATTCTCCGAAGATGGGCCGACCGCCTGGGGGGCGGCCGGCCCAGGGCACTACATGGCGCGCCGCACCCACTTGAACGCCTTGATGGCGACAAGCAGAAGCAGGATGCCGCCACCGATCGCAGTGATCGGCGTGACTTGCAGGCCGATGTCGGTCACGACGTCGGACACATCGACCGCCGCCGCGAAGGCCGGCGAGGCGAGGACCGAAGCAGCGGCGACAGGCAGCAGACGCGAAGCGTTGCGCATGGTCAGGACTCCAGCAGTTGGCGCCTCAGTAGACGGATGACGTAGGCGACGGACCACAGCAGCGCGAACGCGCCAGCCAGGCCCGCAGCCCCCGCCTGGTCCAGTGCGAAGGGAGAGGCGACCACCTCCGCACCGGACTGCACGACGAGCGTGCAGGACTCGAACGACGCCGGTTGAGGAACGACCTCGACCAGGACGCCGCTTGCATTGAACTCGACACAGGTCGCCACTACGCGCCCTCCAGCGACACGCTGGCGAACCGGCACAGCTCTTGCCAGCCGTCCGGAGGCAACGCACCGACAACACGACCCGAAGCGGGGCGCCAGAGGAAGCGCACGACCTCGGCCGCACTCCACCCCGCCTGCCCGGTGATGTACCCGACCAGGCCGCCGACCTGTTGGCGTGCAATCTCCAGGGCGCGCCCCAGGACCACATGCGCCGCCCTGCGGACACGCTCCGGCCGCTGCGCGCCGGCATCGACCAGGGCCGCGAGCCACTTGTACGCACCGGCGAAGTAGGCCGCGCCGTCGACGATGGCGCCGAGCGGCAGAACGCACTTCGCAGCGAGCAGCTCGACCTCGACGCGGACCCAACGCGACGCCCGGTCGCCGAGCTGCTTGCCCTTCTCGTAGCACCGCAAGAAGCGGTCATTGCCGCGCCGGCCGACGTAGAGCGTGCGGCCGCTGTTGCAGCCCAGGTCATCCACCAGGCGCGCCGTCGGTGGCCGGCCGCGAGCGTTGAACTGCCCCGCTTCCCAGGCGGCCCGCGCCTGGTCAACCGTCACGGCCTCGGTATCGAGCGCCAGGTCTAGCCTGGTCAGCCGGCCGTCCCAGGCCTCCGCGAACGCGATCAGCTCAGACCAGGCACGCACGGCCTCGCAGCCGCCGCCGCTAATCTCGATCATTGCCCGGCCGCGCATGGCATCGCCGCCCCTGGCGTAGCGCGCGAGCGGCACGCCCTCGGACACGAACTGCCACGACTCCGCGAACCCGAGCAGACCGCGCCCGGTCGCCCGCAGCTCGCCGCCGACGCCGAACACCTGGCAGAGCACCGCCTCGACTTCCTCGTCATCGGCATCGGCGAACGTGATGCGAACCCAGTCCGGCCGCACCGTGTCCCTGGCGAAGCGTTCCGCTTCGCGTGCGTGTGGGGGTTGGGGGTTTGGGGTTTGGGGGCGGGGCGGGGTTTGCGGGGGTGTCGATTGAACGTCAGACGGGCACGGGGCGCCTACGCGCCCCTCACAGGCCCGGCCTACGCCTACCGGCTCCGGCTCGCGCTCCGCGCGATCTGACTTGACGCAAGCCACGGCGGATTGACCACCAGGCTTCGGGGAGACTTTCCCCCCGTGATTACTGGACGGGGGGCGGGTCATCGGTAGCCCCCACGCAACCAGGCCACCAGGCGCGAGAAGGCCAGCACCAGCCAGCCGTGCGCGGTCGTTGGAATGTAGCGGGGCACCTTCATTGCGTGCCCCCGTAGGAGTCCGGCAGCAGCTCCGACACCGCGCTGCCTACCCCTGGCTCGCGCGCGAGTTCCTCGCGCCTGCTACGGGCCTTCCTGACGCCCTGGTGAAGCTCGCAGAGCAGCTCGACTCCCTGGCTGTCGTAGGCCGACACCAGGAACCAAGGCGACCGATCCGGACCGGACACGGTGGCCTTCTTCCGCACTTGCATGGTCCTGGCCCCTACTTGACGGGCGCCGGTACGAGCTTCGGAGCAATGGACAGACGCCCGCCTCGATCAACGTAGATCGAGGAAGGGGCCAGGAGATACGCGCCGGGTGCCGGCGCCTGTTCGTCGCGGTTCAGGAACCACTCGGCGCGCACTGGGTGCGGCTGCGGCCGCCCATCCGGCCCGAGCGTGTGGACATAGCCCGCTTGCATGCGGTAGGTCTTGCCATCCTTGCCGTTGAAGGACCGCACCTGGTCGGCGTGAATCTCGATTTTCAACATGAGTCGCTCCGAAGCGTTGAGGTTGTGCCCGTGAGGGCAAGCCGAGTCTAACGAAACCCCCCCAGGGGATGCAATACGGCCGGACGGCCTAGGCTCGCGCCGGTCGGCGGCGCGACCCGCTGCGCGGGCTTCGGCCCACAGGCCGCCGGGATACGTTGCGCCTGGTTCAAGGTTGCTGGTCTACAAGGGGTCGAGGCGGGAGGCGGCCCGTGCACCTGGCGAGCTGCGCGCGGTGCCGCTCTCAGTGAACGCGGACCAGTCCGCACGCCTGGCCGGCGCCTGGTCCCCATTGCCGGCGGTCGCGCTGCCGCGCGTCCGCTCGGCCTCGTCGGTCCACTCGCGGAAGAAGCCGCGATCTACGATCTGCCGGCACAGCACTTCCGGCACTTCGATGCGTGTGCCCTGTTGCGAGTAGCAGCTGCAGCGCTTCGCGCTTGCGATGCAGGCCGCAGGATAGGGTGCCGTGGTCGGGGTGGTGATGGAATCGTAGACGGGCGCCGTGTGCGGCAGCCCTTCGATGCGTGGCTGACGGACCGCGATGTAGCCAGGACCTGGCGCCGATGTTGCAGTGCCAGATCCACCTGGTGGACGAGATTTTCCAGGGTCGGCGCCCTCGACCGTGGTCGCCACCTTCGGCTCGCCCATCTTCGACAGAGACGACCAGGCAACCCAGGCCAGGCCGCCGATGAGGACCGGGATTGCCAGGAGCATCAACACCCGCGCCGGCACGCGCATTTTGTGGGTGTGGACCTCGGCCGACTTGTACCAGGCGAACGCTTCCTTCGGATACGGCACGAGCGTGCGAATCGAGTCATCGCGAGACGATGGATCGTCCTTGACCTCGCCCCACTGGTGCCGCGTCACTGCCTTCGCACCGAAGGCCCGCACGAAGTGGACATGCTGCCCGACCAGGCGCCGGACGTTGGAGTCAACGAGCTTCGGGTGCTGCGTGATGATGTACAGGTCGATGCCCTGGTGCCGGTGCGTTTCGAGCTTCGCCACATGTTCGGGCACTGCGCTTGCCGTGTGCCTCGGCCGGAATACCCGCTGCGCCTCGTCGATGACGACAATCGACCCCTTCGGGAGCGTGTGCCAGGCCTCGGCGCTTTCGAGCTGCACCCATGGCAGCTTCAGGTCGGCGATGCCGTCGTAGTAGACGGTCCGCCCTTCGGCCTCGGCGCGTTTGTTGACCTCGACAATCGTGCAGAGAGTCTTGCCGGCGCCAGGCAGGCCCGTGTGCAGATGAATCACGCGACGCCCTTCATCGTGATGCGGGTCAACACCCCGTTGGTCACGCGCAGCGCCAGGACGCCGAGCGTCGCGCTGAACATCATGGACAGACCTTGATCGACGCGCAGAAGTGACAGCACCTGGACGACGACGCCAGGCAAGCCCTGCATGCGGCTGATGATCTCCGCTTTCAGCGCAACCATCCCGGTATCAATGCCGGTGAAGGCCGCGAAGCCGATACCGAGCGCGAACAAGATGCGCGGCACGACGCCGCGAAGCATGGTCGCCAGGCCGCCCAGGAGCCAGACAAGGATTGCAGGCATCAGACCCCCGCGCCTTTCGAGACGATGCGGAACGACAGCACGCCGCAGACAGCCAGGAACGCCAGGCCGGCCGCCTGGAGGTACGGACACAGCGACGAGAAGGGAATGCGGACTTCCTGGCCGAGGATGTACTCGACGTGATCGTCAAGGCAGCCCCCGGCCGCCAGGAACGTATCGGACGTGACGCCTGGGAAGGCTTGCGGTGCCGCGTTCAGTTGCTTGGCGTCGAACTTGCGCGCGTCGTCGAACTCGGTTTGCGCGCCGCCGGTGGTGAACTCGCCGGTGTTGTCCAGCACGCAGTTGCGCCGGTGCTGTTCCTTCGCAATCGCGCACTGCACAGCGTCCCCGTCGCACTTGAACTCACTGCCGCAAGCACCGCCGAACGAAGTCGGCTTGCAGTCCCGATGATCTGGGTTTTCCTGGCAGAACGTCCCGCCTTCCTCGGTGCCCGCCTTCGTGTCGGTGCCCTGTTCGGTGCCGGTGCCGTTCGGCCCGCTGTACTTCTTCGTCGTGACTGCGGTGTCCACCTTCGTCGTTTGATTGCCATTCTCGTCGGTGGTGGTGGTGTAGGTCTTGGTCGTCGTCGTGACCGTCGACGTCCCGTCCGCGTTGTTCGTCGTCGTGCTGCTGCTCGTCACTTTCACCGACTGGCCGGCGCCCTGCGCAACGCACAGCGTCGTGCCGTTGATCGTGCCTTTGACCAGGCCAGGCCCGCACCCGCTCTGCTCTGCGGTGCCGGTGGCACTCGGACCCGATGCGCCGAGCGCAGGGTAGCCGTTGCCGCAGGCCTCGCCACGCGACACATAGGGCGCGACGAGCTGCATCGTTTGCCCGAATGGCTGGAAGGTGCCGGCAGCGTTGTACGCGCACCCGTCCGACGCGCAGAACACCGGCACGCCACCGACGAACGCGCTGCTGCGCGGTCCCGCTCCGCTCTCGCCGCTGAACGTAGCGCCCGCCGCAGGGCAGGTGCGATCCGGTCGCTTGCAGTACGAATCGGACTCCGGCACGCCCATTACCAGCGTCCAGGCCGGCGTTGCATTCGCCGGACAGGTGTACGCGGTGGAGTAGCACAGGCCGCCGGCGCCCTCGACGGTGCCGGACGGACACGAGCCGGTGTCCCCGGTCGTCACCCATCCCCAGTTGTACTGCCCGGCCCCATTGGCCACGTTGCAGTAGATCGGGAAGGCGGTGTTCGCAACGTGCGTCGTGAACAGCCAGCCGCCCGTAGTGCCGCCGGCGACTTGAGCCGCGCGCATCGCATCGCAGGCCGCCTGGCCGGACGCATTGATGA